ATTGTGACTAGGCATGCAAGTTCACGATTGAATGAAAGGTCTAATGCCATGTAGGTAGGTAATCCATCCTCAAGGCTTACATCCCTTTCGCCCGCATTCCAACTGTCCATTGGCCATGGTGAATCAATGGCATCTACCCACATACATAGGCTTTCAGTCTTAAAAGCATCTTTTGTGTCAAAGATTGAAGCATCCCTAATAGTTTCAATGCTTACTGTGTGCCCGATTGCAGGATTAGCCATCAACCATGCCTTTTCATCATTTACATCTGATCCGGGCGGTGCGCTCCATTCGTAATAGCCCATACGGGGTGAAGCAAATGTTAAAGCCCTTGCCCGTTGCTCATTGAGTACAGTGCTGTTTAGATCGCCAGCATTAGATGTCCAATAAACTTGGGCATTTGGTCTAGCGCGTGTAATCGGTGTGACGGCTTGCCAAGTTGCTACATCAATTTCCCGTAACTCATCTACATAAAGCAAATCCGCTGTTGATCCGCGTGGGCCCTCACTGGTCGCAGCTCTAATTGCATACTTGCGTAACCTCTCACATTTACCAGTACATGCTTTTGGGTAGTGATGGCAGTACACTTCTAATTCCTCTTGGCCATTAGTCCGAGATACGCGCTTAATGCGCTTACGCATCCAGTCAAGGCTTTCGGCCATGTCAACAGTTTGCTTGAAAGTATCTAATGACAGTTGGCGTGTCTGTGACATAGCGATGGTGCTTTTCTCACCAAAAATGTACAGCCCGGCAAGAATACGCATGCGCATCATGTGGGTCTTGCCCTGCTGGCGGCTAACTAGCACCCCTATCTGGGAGCGAGCCCAAGTCCCATCTTTGTTTACCCTTAACGCATCATCTAGTACATGCTTTTGCCAAGGCAGTAAAGGCACACCCAGTTCATCCGCTAGCTGGCCGACTAGTGGTCCTGCTGTTGGCAGTTTTAGTGGTGGACTTTGTATTCTTGGTTTTGACGAGCCGTAGGAAATCCCCGACATATTCTGTCCCATCATGTTCATCTGTCTTTTTGCTGGCAGTGCGTGTTTCAGTAGTTAGATGTAACTGCTGTAAGACAGTTAAGAATCTACCACTTAAGGCAGTTAGGTCTTTGAGATCAGCGCCCATGTCAAATGCCGTATCCAGTGCCAAGGCAACGCGCCGGGCGAGCGTGACGGCAGCCATGTCTGCTGGGTCAATCCATTTGGCAGCTGCGATTGCAGATTCCAAGGATAGGTAGCATCCGATTGGGACTATCTCGACTACTTCGGTTTTGTTTTCGGTCATGACGGTTGATCTCCTGTCGTTGGTGGGTCAATTCGGCGCATTTGGGGAGAGATTACTGCAAGGGAGTCTGTGGGTGGCACTCGACCAGAAAAAACGCCCCCTGTGCCTTGTGAGCCCCTAGGACGAACTGTGTTGAACTGTGATGTCTTGTGTCTATGGCACTCTCGGCATAGTGGTTGCACGTTGTCTATTGTGTTTGATCCACCAGCTGCTAACTCAATGATGTGATCCACATCAGTTGCCCTTGCTCCGCAATACATGCATGTCTTACCCCATACACGAAAGCATGCCTCACGAAGTTTGCGCCATTCGGTGTCTGTGCCGTATCTGTGTGCTTTACTCATTACCTACTCAATACATCAATAGGTCCAACGCATGATGGGCTGTACTTGATAGCAGCACTTACAGCTTCTTTAATGCGCCACACTGGGTCATCTGTATAGCGTGATGTATGTAGTGATCCCATTGCGTATGGAAAGCCTGACCCGGTAGCAATAGTGTGATACTCACCTACTGACCAGTCCATAGTGCTTATCTCAAATAGTCTGCCCCCTACCCCTACAAGTAAGTCAGCACCATTGTCATCATTGTTGATGTCTATCTTGAAATCCTCTGCAGCCTTTTGTAATGCGCCACAGAATTGGATACGCATCCATGCTTCGAGGTTTGTTGTGTTTATGTCTGGATAGGTTGCATAAGTTGTGAGTTGGCCTGTACCCAGTGAGCCACTAAATCCAATGAGATACGGCCCTACCTTACGGACCTTGGGCTTAGCTAGTGGGCTGATGAAATTTGCATCTGACATTGATCTATCAGCACCCATGTAAACCTTGCCTTTATGTGTAAGGCCTACAAGTATGGTCATGAATAAGCCCGTAGATGTTGTGCCTTATCTACCTTTATGTAGGCATTTAATCTTGTAATTAGTCCACCATTTGTAGTCTCTTGTGTTTCGGTGGTGTCTAATCTGTAATCACATGTCCACTGGCCATTTTTGTCGCTGATCTTTTGTGTAATTAGTAAGTCATCCGGGATCAAGTAAAGGAAGCCAATGTATGGCACACCTAAACAATTACCTACATAACGACCACCCTCAATTTTGTCGAATGTAATTAGCCATTCGTAATCCCATTTTTGCAGCTGCTCAAGTGTCATGTTGCGTGACTTTTGCTCAACTACTGCAACTACTTGTGCTTGATTATCACAAATGACTGCATCAACTATTGCTGGACCGTCTTTAGGTGTGTGTACATAGGTGAAATCTTGATAGTGATGATTCCACAGCTCTATTGCTCTTAATTCATGTTGTAAAGATTCTTGGCCTTTAGGCGTGTTTACGTCTAGCATCTTTTTCCTTTGTTAGGCATGTATTTAGTTTAGGAGTGATTCACACTCAGAACTGGTAAGTGAGCAGGAATGGCCTTATTCAGGCCCATCCACACCCGTCACTGTATAAGTTTCGCTTGTTTATGGGGATTAGCCACTACAACTAATCCGACTGCGCCATGTGCCAGTACCTCTGTGTATTCATTTGGGCAGTCCGTTTCAAATGACGGATACTGGCTCGCATTTCTGCATTTTGCATGATTATCAGGCATGCCAAAACACTGCATCTAACGCAGGTTTAACAGCTGATAAGGCAGTCAGGAGTTTGAGCCATCCCTAGGCATTTGGTCGGTAGGGGTCAGTATAATTGGGGTAAGCAAGGTGGCCGTATTGGGGAGTCCAGCCACCTTGCTTTTTAGATTTGCGGCTGTACCTTTTGCTCGTACCTTTGTACAACTCCACAACACTTGGTCATCCATTGGCGCGTGTCTGTGTATGGGTCTACACCAATGTCAACTGGTACTAGTGTTTCGCTACACACTTCGCAACTCTCTGAAAAATAAAGCCCGGCATCCCAAGCCCCGTAAAGCTTCTTAAGGATTGAAATGTATAAATCATCCTTGCTGTATTCTTTGTTGTCATTCATCTTTTGCCCTGTCTCTCATGTCATTTAACTCACCATCAAGACACTTGTGTACATCCTTAAGCATTGCTTCACAGTGCTCACAGTTAGGTCCTCTGGTGTTCTTGATTGTTCGCACCATGCTCATTAGGAATCTATGCATTTTGATTTCCTGTAGCACATTGTGTTTAGCCATTTGCCTTGCTCCATTTGTCACATGTTGAGCAGATAAGACCTCGGAATACCCAGCCGCCGCATGTACATCTGAAGATGTCTGTGTCACTCATGAGCGGTCAAACCTTGGATCACATTGTGGTTCATCATTACAAAAATAACCTGCATAAGGCTTTCCTGTTTTCTTGCCAATGCCACTGCGTCTATGCATTGGTCCATGTAGGCAACTAGGAATGTCTAATGGCGGCTCGATGTAACCTACAGCCCATGGATCCGCTTCCTCATGTTGAATCCGTCCGTCCTCATCGAGACTGGGTGGTTCAATCGCCTGTACCTCAACAGGCTTCGGCTTGGCTGGACCGGGTGCTTGTCGCTCTCGGCTACCGATAACTTCCTCTTTACTGCTCAAGCCCTTGGATGTGCCGATGTTCAGGCTGGCACATGCGCGACCCCAGCAGGCTGTCTCAAGGTTCTGCAGCTCTGAGCCATTGGTGTACGGGCTCTTGCCCACAATGAACTCTGATGCAGTGCCCACGCCCGGTAGCGGATCATCGGCTGTACGATAAGCCCGAGCCACGCCCCACATTTTCATTGGGTCGCCATCCATAACACCCATAAACTCAAACTGGATTGAGCCCTCTGGATAACGTGCATAAAACTCTGCCACACGCTCGGCAACTGTTACATAGTTTGAAATGTCAAAGCCCATTAGATTTTCCATCCGTCTCTTGCCATCTCGGCTTCGATGTTTACACCCAGTGCTGGATGGCGTAATTTGTCACGCTTCATTTGTAGTTGTTTGTGGTGTTGATTTTCTGACATCATGCCTACAAGGCAGCCAACTATGAAAAATAAGATAAATCCGATCATTGTCATTACGCGCTCACAGTCTCTAAGAACTTAAACGCAACACCCTCAGCTTCGTCGTAAGTGTCAGCAAGAATGTCTACAGATCGATCTGCAAAATGTAGATTGACTGTCCATGAATTATCGGAGTTTAGCCAAAAGAAAAGCGACCGGGACTCATCCCGAGCTTCATAAAGGTTTTCGTTTAACTTAATTACTTGTAACATGCCCTGATTTCCTATTCTTTGTATAGCCCTTGGCGGCTATGTAAATAGTTTAAGCATGCCAATCAGATTTGCACAAGCACTTTGAGGAAATAGGCGTGTCATGACTTGTGTTCAAATGATTTTGAACCACTACATGTAGTGCATCTACCTTTTTAATCAAGTCTGGCAAGGATTTTCCGCCATTGGCGTAAGGCTGGATGGCGTAAGTCATGGTTTCAATGTAGGCCTTTATTGGCTTTACTATGGCCCATTTAATTAGCATGCCCAAAAGGGTAAGGATGGCAACTAATGCAGCTGCAATTTGTCCAAGGTAGATGAGGTCCATGTCATTCAGGCTTTGTCCCAGCACTAATTGCTGCATCTATTTC